CACACAAGAGGCGGACACGTCTATTGCGTCAGGCACGTTCACCAATCCGGTGTACACCGGCACTGCCGCCCCGACACAAGCCGACGACACGTCTGCCGCTTCGGGAACTTTCGTCAATCCGACTCTCACCGGCAGCGCCACTATCACCCAAGAGGACGACACGTCGACCGCGTCGGGAGCCTTCGTTTCTCCAGCGTTCACCGCCACGGGCTCTCCAACCCAGGAAGCGGACACTTCGGCGGCTAGCGGCACGTTCGCCAACCTGATTCTCGCTGGCACAGCCGCGGTCACCCAGGAAGATGATACGTCCTCAGCGTCGGGCACGTTTGTTGCTGGACCGGTAACCGGCACCGCCGCCATAACCCAGGATGATGATACGGCAGCCGCGTCGGGATCGTTCACCGCTGTCACAGTCACCGGATCTGCCGCAGTAACCCAAGAGTCTGACACTTCCACCGCATCGGGCTATTACGCGACTGTCCCCGTCTACCAGGAGGGTGGTCTGACCGTGGACTTCCAATCCGGCGGGACCAGTCAAGGAGTGACCAACGTGGCGTCTAGTTCTGGCGGATTGAAAGTAGAGATTCAAGAATGAGTCAACTCCTTGCAGGGGCCGGTCCCTTCGCACTTACCAAAACCTGGCATGTGGACGGGTCGCCCACTGATGTGGGCGATGTGACGGTCGGGATCTCAGATGGGAACGGCGACGAGGTTGTCGCCGCCGGAACCGCCACGACGAACAATGCGGACGGCACCTACTCCTACTCGCTGGCAGACCAGGCCAACCCCGACCAGCTCAAGTTCACCTGGACCCGCGTGTCGACGGGTGCCGACCTGGTAGACAATGTGGAACTGGTCGGCCACCAGCTGTTCACCGAAGCACAAGCCCGGGCGTTCGGAGCGAAAGCGGATGCTACTTCAGCGTTGAAACCGCTCGCCTCCGAAACCGAATATCCCGATGCGACCATATCAGACGAGCGAGCTCGTATCGTCGACGACCTCGAATTTTGGACGGGCCGCGCCTGGATACCCCGCTACGCCCGACTCGAATTGAACGGGAACGGCCGAACCTGGCTGAACCTGCGGGACGGGATCTGCCGGACCTCAGACGGATACACGCTGAACCGGCCCGCCAAATACGCAGACATTGGAAAGCTCCTCTCCGTCTCTGTCGGCGGGACTGCGGTCACTCTCACCGACCTTGAAGTCGACCAGACCCGCGGTCGGCTGCTCCACAAGAACGGCAGCTTCACCGCCGGCACCGTGACCACCCCGTACAACGTGGTCGTCGAATATGTCTACGGCCTCCCCTACATCTCCGACGGTGCCGACCGGATAGCCCTCGCCGAACTGCTCGACCGTCTCATCCCCTCCGGCGCTCCGGACAGGGCTCTCCGCTGGGATATGCCCGACGGGTCGTCAATGTCGATGGTCCAGCCGGGCGGGCCGATGGACAATGTTTCCAGGCTTCCGCATGTGAACGCCTGGGTGAAACAGCACAACTACCGGCTGTACATCTAATGGCAACCTCCCAATTCCAGAATCTGCGTGCCGCTCTGATCACGCTCATCTCTCCGATCGCCGACTGTGTCATCTCCGCCTACCCGCCGTACGGCAACGAGTGGACCCGGGAGGATCGGGTGTGGCTGGCAGCCATCCGATCGGAACAGTCCAAGCTCGCGTTCGGCGGGTCCCGTGCAGAAGATCTGACCGTCACGCTGATCATCTACGTACCCCGCTACGGCGGGTCAGGAGACGATCTGGCCGTGGTCGAGGAGCGGGCCGAAGTGATCCTCGCCGCTATCGAATCGGACATCCGGTCTGATGACACGGTCGGCGGGTCGGTGATGAACGCCGACATCGACTCGTTCGAGTCGGAGACGGTCATGTCTGACACGTTCGGACCTCTGACTGTGATGGAAGTGACCATCACAGCCGAAGCCAACTTGTAAGGAGCGCTCCGTGATTCTGACCAAAACTCAGCCCGTTCGACGCGTCCACTGTGGCTGCAAACCGTTTTGCGGCGACTCACATTGGGAGCCGAAGGGCAACCGTCGCTACTACGCCTATGGGATTCGAGTGCCCCGTTCCCTAGGCGTGTTTCTGTGGGAGGTGAACCGTGCCCGCGCCGCATGAGAAGAAGCCGAAGAAGAAGCAATACCGGGCGCTGGTAGGCCTCACCTTCGCTGATGACACTCGGGTGGAGGTGGGCGAACTGATCCCCGACCGGCTCTTAGATGTGATACCCGAATCCTGGTATGACCGGAAAGTCGAGGAGGTCTAATGGCTGCCGTCCATGGCCGCGGAACTGGGGTCCTCTTCGACGAATTCGACCTGTCCGCGTTTCTGACTCAAGGGTCGGTGGTCAAAGCCGCCCAGGCTGTCGACATCACCACATTCGGCAACGATGACAGGGTGTACCTGTCCGGGCAGGGTTCCGGCTCTATCTCGCTGAACGGACTGTGGGATGGGGATGCTGCCGCCACCGACGTTGTCCTCGACGCTGCGATAGGCGTCGACTCGGTTATCACCGTCGGGATTGACGGTGTGGCCACGCTGGGCAATACGGCGGTCATGCTCCAAGCGTTGAACGCCGGATATCAGATACGTCCTACCGTCAACGATGCCGTCCGTATCACGGCGAATGCGACGGCGAACGGCGGTCTCCGGGTGAACGGGAAGATCCTCCAGCCGCTCGAAGCGGAGACGACCACTTTCAACGGGACCTCGGTCAACAATCTGGCATCGTCGGCGTTTGGCGGGGTCGGCCATGTCCATGTCACCGCATTCGACGGTACGTCTGCCACCGTGAAAATCCAGGATTCGGCCAACGATGCGGATTGGGCAGATCTCATCACCTTCGCCTCGATTACTGGGGTTGGTGCCGAACGGCTGACCGTCTCCGGAACCGTCGACCAGTATCTCAGGTTTGCGATCACCGCTGACACGTTCACTTCCATGACCATCTTCTGCGCCTTCGCACGCAACCGACGGTCGTGACCTTCTAGCCCGTCCTCGGGCTCCCATTCCAACGCCCCCAACCCGGGGGCGTTTCCTATTGAAAGGAGCAGTCAATGGCTGCTGTCCACGGTTCTGACGCCTACGCCTCGATCGACGGTGATGTGGTCACCGCCTATCTGGATACCGCGTCACTTCAGAAGATGGTTGATACTGCGGAGACCACCGCATTCTCCAACGACGACAAGACGTACATCGCCGGACTCCGAGATCAAACCCTGAGTATCGGCGGGCATTGGGATGCCACCCAGGACGGGTTTGTAGCCGACTGGGATGACGGTGCTGTCGTCTCCTGTATCGTCGGCCCGGCCGGTTCTACAGTCGGTCTCGTCCGCTATACGTTCTCCGCGCTGATCACCAACTATTCGATCGACATGCCGGTCGCTGGCCGTGTCGGCTGGTCCGCCTCGCTACAGAGGACTGGTGCCACAACCCGCGACACCTTCACCTGATCTTGGCTGAAACTCAGGTTGTCGTCCGCGGGTTGGATGAGCTTCGTAGGGAGCTACGTCGTATCGACCCGCGGCTGGCGAAGACATTGCAGGTTGCGAACAAGAAGGTGTCCGAGAAGGTGGTGTCGGCTGGCGCACCTCGGATTGCCGGGCTGTCTTCGCCGGGCGGTACGAAAGCCATGTCTGGGCTTCGCCCACGAGCATCACAGTCGAAGGCGACTGTTGTTCTCCTCGGATCTAATCCGACTATCCGCGCAAACGTGTTCGGCACTCTCTCGCATAAGGTGTTCGGCCGGAATGTTCCCGGCCGAGGCCCATGGCTCGCCTGGCTGGGCAACTCGTGGCATCCGGAGGACCTGTACGGGCTAGGCCCTGCATTGACCGAAGTGGCCGACGGGTTCGCACTCGACGAGTATGCGGACGCCTGGCTAGACGCTTTAGCTGCCGCGTTCCCCGATTGATGGGGCGGTCATTATCAACACTAGTCCGCTGATGACTGGTATCAGCAGGGCTAGGAATTCGATAGCCGCCAACTGGAGGACAGGCAGACCCTGGCCGACGGTATCTATCAGCCAGACGATGGCTACACCGTAGATCAGGTTGATGACTCCCGTAAGTCTCATCTGTCCATTCTGACGCGTCGGCACCGCTTCTGTCTATAGGGAGGTTCCCCATATGGCAACTTCCCGTAAACGGAACGTCGAGATTGATGTCGTCGTAGACGATAAGCAGGCGAAGGCGAAGCTGAAAGGGATCGGCGATTCCGCCGAGCAGTCAGGCAAGGGTTTCGGTCAGCTTGCCAATCTCGCCAAGATCGGATTAGCCACCCTGGCCGGATCTGAGATGGTTCAGGCGATCGGCAAGCTCGACGAGCTGGGCACGTCGATGGAGGCGACCGACCGTCGCGCCTCGCAGGTGTTCGACAATCTGACTGAGGCGGCACGGACCTGGGCGGACGAACAAAACGAGGCTTTCGGGTTGGGCGAGTCGGCGACCCTGGCATTGGCCGCTTCGATCCAGGACCTTTTGGTCCCGATGGGTTTCGCCCGTGGCGAAGCGTTCGACATGACAAAGACCATCGCCGAGGTGGCGAACGCGACTTCGGAGTGGGAGGGTGGGAACATTTCCGCGGAGGATGCGACCCTCCGGTTCATCAAGGCGATCACCGGTGAGCGTGAAGGGTTGAAAGAGCTGGGGATTGTCATCTCCGAGGCTGACGTTAAGGCGCGGCTTTTGGAGAAGGGTCAGCAGGATCTGACCGGGGAGGCGTTGAAGCAGGCGAAAGCTCAGGTGACCCTCGAGCTGATCATGGAGAATTCGGCTGACGCGTTGGGAGCGTATGCGGATCGGGCTGGTTCTGCTCTTGCTATTGATAAGGAGCTGAACGCGGAGACGGCCGACCTTGCCGAAACTTGGGCTGGACGGCTCAAGCCGGCCTTTGATGATGCGAAGAGCCTGTTTACGGATCTGGCCGGGCTGGCAGGCCATCTGTCCGAGCAGATTTTGGAGGCGACCGGATCGTCAGAAGGTTTCGCCGCTCAATTGTTTGATGCTCAGACTCCGTTCAAAACGTCGTCGGCGCTGATCGGCTCGATAGCTGATTCCATGCTCGAAGCCGACGACGCGGCGGGACCGCTCACCTCGAAGACGGCGGAACTGTCCCGGCAGATGGATATTGCCCGTCACCGTACCGACGAGGCGCGGGACGCGATCGAAGGTTTTTCGGATACGACCGCCGAGGCGGCAGATCCGGCACTCAAATTCCTGGGCGCATTGGAACGGTATGACGACGCTCAGGCCGCATATAACGAGGCGGTCGGCAAGTTCGGTCCGAAGTCGGCGGAGGCGGAGACGGCAGCGTTGAAGCTGGCATCCGCTCAGGGGATCCTCAACTCTGCCGTCGCCGAATTCGCTGAGACCGGCGGGAAACAGTCGATAGACGCCCTGATAGCGATACTCACACAAGCCGGGGTAGCACGGGACACTATCGACCAGATTGTGGATGCGATCGGCAGGTTGAATTCGACGCCGGTCACGAACAGGTTTATCACCGACAAGTTCGGGAATGTGACAGGCCGGAATATCGGCGGACGTCCCGCCTTCCATTCGGGTGGGGTGGTTCCTGGTTCTCCTGGTGAGGATGTGCCGATCCTGGCGCAGGCCGGTGAGACGGTCATCCCCGCCGGAGGAGGGGCCAGGCCAGGTGTGACGATCATCGTTCAGGGTTCGGTTGTCGCCGAACGGGAGTTGATGGACCTGGTACGGAAGAACTTCGTCCGGGACGGCCGGAGCGGAAGGAGCTGGACCTGATGGCATTCCAACTTCTCCAATCTGCCTCATCGGTAGATGCGACCGTTTCCTGTCCTGATTCGGCGGCCCTGTCAATCACCGACAATTTAGATCTGCGGGCCCGTGTCATCTTGGAGAAGTGGGGAGCAACGTCTGTCGAGCAGACGTTCGTGGCGAAACGTGAAGGTGGCAACGAATGGACGTTCCGCACTGAGGCCGGGACGGGTCGCCTCCAGTTTTTTTGGGCGGATACGAGCGCCGTAATCTCGTCTGAAACGGCGAACGCCGACCACGGGTTCACGGACGGGTCGACCCATTGGGTCAGGGTCCGCCGGTCGGGCACAGCGGTCACCTTCTACACCTCCGACACCGACACGAACGATCATACGGCGGTTGTTTGGGTCCAACTGGGCGACGTTCAGAGCACACCGGCCGGAGCTATAGAAGCAGCTGCGGCGACCCACGTGAACATTGGTACCGCCGGGAACGGCGGCGGCGAACCGTTATACGGTTTCATCTATGCAGTGGCGATCGTCGACGATACGACCGTTGTCGCCGACCCGGTGTTCGCCGACTCCGCCCAGTGGACAGTCGGCGATGATGCTGGCGACACCGGATCGGACGGGGTGAACACTTGGACACTGGGCGCTGGCGGTACGATCATCGGCGACAACGTTCATGGCGCTCATATAGGTCTGCTCGCCGGTTTCGGAACCAACCCTTTCGACGGGTCGATCAACTGGGCTGACCTGACCGACGACATGCGAGCCGCCTCGTTCGGCCGTGGCCGTCAATATGAACTCGACCGGATCGACGCCGGGACCATGCGAGTCGCCCTGTCGAACACTTCCGGCAACTACAACGCCAACAATACGGCCGGCGTCTACTACCCGAACGTGAAACCGACAGTCCCGATTCGCCTCCGCGCCGTATACGACGGGACCGCCTACCCGTTGTGGCAGGGTTTTGTTGAACGGTGGCCGGTCAGCTTTCCGGCTCAGACCGATTCGATTGTGACCGTCGAATGTGTCGACCTGTTCAAACTGCTCGCCCTGGCGGATGCGTCCGCGGCGAACCGGACTACCGCCGTCGAAGCGTTATCGCCGGTCGCCTGGTGGCGGTTCGGATCGACAGCCGACGAGGCGGGAGCGGATAATACGCTGACGTTCGCCGGGTCGCCGACTGTGGGCGGGGCGGCTGGTGTGTGGACGGGGGATGAGGCGACCACC